GTTTCAAACTCCAACGGAGTAAAATAAGCGCCCAACATTAAAGATGGCGGGAATACGGCAAAATCGAGACTTCAACAGCAACACTATAAGCTAAGAAAAAGGCACGTTTATTTAAAATTTGTCAAATCGTCAAGGTTTTGACAAAAAATAGGGCACAGTTTGGGGCACACACAAATTGTTTTTACAAGTCAATTTTTTTAAGCTGATTTGTAAAAGTAATTGTGCCCAAAAAAACAATATAAAATATTTATTTTATACTTTTTTATATCTATTACATATATTTTAAGTAATATCTAAGTAAATAAGGCGTATAATTCTCTTATCAAAATAAAGGGGATAAAATGGAAAATCTCGAAACATTCGGTCTTTTTCTTAGGGAGAAAGACTATCAATCATACAAACTATACGGAAGCCAAAGAAATGGCTATTCCATATACATAGACAACCAAAAAATAAGCGTTTCTGACGCCGATGCTGCGAAAGCCAAAAATGGGTATGTCTATTTTGACGGCGAAGTAGTAGAGCCAAAAATAGTCCATCTATCTATGGACGAAATCGCTTCCATATTGGGAGTAGGTCGCGCGGAAGCGTTTGCAAGAGGGATAAAAACGCCTCTTTTTGATCGGGACAGCAACGCATCGATAATCGACAAAGTCAAAGCTACTATCGAAATGATCGGTGAAAAAATGACGGAGTTTCTTTTGATTGAGCGATTTGCTACATTTTCAGGTTTCGACATCGAGTCCTTGAAAAGAGGAAAACGCTTCACCGGCTTTGTCGCAAAAGACAGCGAAGGAAAAGAACACGAGCTTTACGAGGGGGACATTCTTGAAAGAATAGATGACGGCGCGGTCGCCACCGTTGTTTATGAAAATAGTGAATTTTTTCTTGACTTCGAAAATGGCTCGAGAGAAAAAATGAAAAGCGGAGTTTATCACGACTACCGCTTTAAAAAATAAAAAAGATAAAAAATGACTCTAAAAGAAGTATCCGAGCTAACGGGCATACCGTACCAAACGCTTTTGGGGTGGAATAGCTCAAAAGGGGATTATAGAAAAAATTTGGTGCGCTTTTTAAAAGACGCCGACCGCTCAATGCTAATCAAGTATTTCGGGGAGAAAAGGGCGGAAAATGCCAAGCCCCCTTTAAGAGATGAGGGCATATAATTAGGGGCTTTACCCTTATAGGGGCTCGTAATAAAATTTCTTACGAGCCCCTCGCTATCCCTCTTGTGGGGGTTTAATTTTGGGGCAAATTGCCCCATTGTTACGCCGCCAAAGCCCTATTTTTTGCCTCGACTACCGCTCCTATTGCCGGCAGAGTTTCTTTCGGCTTGTCTTTGTCTACTTTTCTCCCCACGGCTCGTTTTGCCGTAGCCGGTCTTTGCCCCTAGATTTTTGCCCTTACCCGACATTCCGCCTTTAGCCGCGTCTTGTGCGGTCTTTTGCCTGCCGAGCTCATCGGCTAGCTGTTTTTGCTTATTCGGATCTACTTTTACACCGCCAAAGCCTAGCAATGAGCCCGCCTCTATCCAGTTTCCGGCTTTAGTATTCGGCATACTCCAGCCGCCGGCTTTGTTTTTCGACGGGCTTATGCCGCCCATTCTATTGCCGCCTCTTGATTGCGCCATTCTTGCTTTTTCCGCCCACTCCATAGAGCTTGTTTTATTTGACGTTTGCGCGCCTTCGCCGTTTATGCTCGTCTGTGCGTTTTGCAGAGCTTGCGCGAGAGCGGCGCTTACGTCTACGCTAGGAGCGGTTACGGTTGTATTTAGTTGGTACGAAAAGCTATTTTGCACCTCTTGTAGGCTCTGGGTCAGCGCGCCTCTTAGTTCGCTCGCCCAGCCGTAGTTTTCCTGTTTAGTATAGCCGAAATTTAAGCCGCCAAAACCAAGCCCTACGCCTAAATTAAATTGCGGGTTATATCCTAATCTAGGCGCGCCGTAAATTCTGCCGACTTCTACTACGTCCGTTCTTACTACGCTAGACGGCCTTGTTTTATCGACGTAAAGGAATTTCTTATCTTGCAATCTATACCCTACTACGTCGCCTTTTTTGTTTTCAAGTTCAACGTGGCTATCTAACATTCCGAATTTCTCCTTAAAAAATTCTCCAAATCCAAGCGCCCTATCGTAATACGGCGCACCATCCGCATCAAATCCTTGCAACTCCCCGCCAAATCCGAAATGATTATCAAGCCCCGCCATTACCTCCGTTATTTCATCGACGATCGTTCCTATGGCAAGGCTTAGCCCAAACATCCCTAGCAGCGACGGAGCCGTGCCTAATGCCCGCAATCCGTAGCTTAGCGCGCTTTGCGTGAGCGTATTTTTTAACTCGCCTAGCAAAGCCTCGCCGATATTGGCGGTATTAAATTCCCCGTTTACTACCCCGTCATAAAGCATACCTGCAGCTATACGCCCGAATACCCCGCCAAAAACATACCCTAGCCCTTCTACGGCGTTTTCATATTGACTATCCATCATCATTTCGCCGTAAAATTGCCTAAAGCTTCTATTTATCTCGCCGCGAGTTCTGCCGCCTAGCCCTTTGCCAAAGCTATCGCCTCTGTCGCTTTGCCTGATTACGGCTTTACGCTCTTTGGCCTGCTTTGCCGTTATCTCGCTTGCGCTTGATATTAGCGTAGCGGCGCTATCCTTATCCTCATGCAAAATCAAAATTTGCATAGGCATTAGTATAAATTCTACAAAGTCCTCGTTTAGCTCGAGCAGCCCTGCTGTCAAAGAAAAGGCTTGGTTGATGAAAAAACTTCTTAGATCGGGGGTTGGTAAATTTAAGGCGTTATAGCCGTAGCTGCCTGCGTAATATCCGTCAAACAGCCCGCCGGCCATAAAATCATAAACCCCGCCCGTGTCGGGGTTGGTAATGTTTAGATAGTCAAAGTTGGTGTAGTTCACTTCCTTTTTTCCATATCGAATTTAGCAGGTTTGCCAAGTCCCGGCAAATCCTCTTTGACTAGCCCCGAAAGCATATCAAAAAAGACCTTTGTCATATCCGCAGGCACTATCATCCCGCCAGCCTGGTTTTCAGAGATAAACCCGCCTAGCGTAGATGTGGCTTTGATAATGCGGTTGTCTTTTACCTGCCTATCTATCGCCTCCTTTTGGCTTTTAGCCAGTTCGGTCTCGTCTTTTAGCTTTTTTATTTGCGCGTCTACCAGCTCGTTTTGTTTTTTTAGCCCCGCTAGCCTATCATTCATCCCTCGCTCTAGTTCCTCGTTCCTTAGCCGCGCGCTTTTGGTCTGCTCTTTTAGCCCGTTCATTTCCTCATCAAAGGTTAGCTCACGGTATGTTAGCTCCATTGCCTGCGCCATAGCCTGCGCAGTGTAGCCCATAGTTAGATTTGCCAGTAGCTCGCTTATGTATTTAGCGCGGAGTTCGTTTGAGATGTTGTATTTGTCGTATTGCTCGTTTAGATACTCCAGCGTTTTTTGATACGGGGTATTTGCCGCCGTAGTTTCCGTTAGCATATCGCCGAAGTTGGCGATATACTTGTCTGTGAAGTTCATCTTATTGCCCTTTCTCTATTTAGTCGCGTGAGCTTAAAATTTATCAAATCCGCGTCGTCGTCCGTTTTTTCAGATAGCGCGGCAAGGTCTTTTTTGACCCCGCCAACGCCCGCGCTTAGCCCTTCAAATTTTGCCTCTAAGCCTGCTATTTTGCTATTTATTGCGGCTACTTGACTGCTTACGGCGGCTATTGAGGCGTTTGCAGAATTAACCGCGTCTATTAGCGCGGTTTCTTGCTCGGGCGTCATTTTGCCCCGCCTAAAATTTCATTGAGCTTTTGGGCGCAAAGGATTATCATTTGTTTTAGCTCCTGCGCGCTTACATCGACGAGCTCCCCGCTTACGGTTGGAAATTTTACGCTTTGCACGCCTGATATTTCAGCCGATTTTAGGGCGATCATCATTCTTGTTTGCGCTGCCTCGTCTGCAGGAAAAGTTTTACTGCCGATTTCTATCTCCAAATTCGCGAGCTTACGCGCTTTTTCTTGGTCGCGCTCACTTTTTAGCATTTCTGCGCTTTTGCTTAGAGCGCCGTTTTCAAACTTATACCCCATCGGGTTATCTGCGCCCAAATTATCTATTACGGAGGCTAGCACGCTGAAATAGCGCGGGTGTTCCTCGCTGCCTTGCCCTACGATGATTTTGGTATCTTTTTCTAGATAATAATACATTTGCCCTCCTATCTTAAGGCTTCTTGATTTAGATAAAGCATTATCGCGGCGGTATTTGGTTGCATTGTAAACGAGCCGTGAAACCCGCCGTAACCGTTGCGCCCTAAAAAGCTAACCCCGCTTTTACTGCCGTCCGAATTTCCCCACAATACGATACAAGCGTTTGAGTTTGAACTAAAATTCGCGTATATGGTTCTATTGTTTGACGCGTTATTTTCGTACCGCTCTATCTTAATGATCGTGTTGGTTTGTTTTAGCTGATCGAAACTTACGTCCGCGCCGAATTTTATCTTGCCGCCTGATATTTCAAACGGCGTCAAGCTCCTTAGACTATCGGTTATCCTGAAGTTATCGGCGTTTATCTCAAATTTAGACTGCTGATTGCTACCGTCGCCGTAGCTCCAGCCCGTTATCCTTCCTCTGCTATCGGTTACGACTGATTTTACGCGCGCGGCGTAGTCTTTAGCCTGCGTGGCTATAGTCGAGGCGTTGTCTATTTTTACGTTTTGACCGCTTACCGTAGCGCTTAGCCTGCTTAGATCGCTTGTTATCGAGCTTGTTTTGCCGTCTACGGCGCGACTAATCTTTGTTTCCACGTTGCGCATTATTTGCGTCGAGAGATTGTCCGCATTAGGCAAAGTCGCCTTCAGCTCATCAAATTTCTGCGCTAGTGCCTCGTCTTTGCTTGCGTAGCTTTGTTTTAGCTCGTTTATGCTAGCGTTGATTTCGCCGAATTTCGCGTTTATCTGTTTGATTGCCTGCGCCAGAGCTTCGTTGTCCGTGGTCACGGCGACGTCTTTTGTAGTGACGATAGCCTGTATCTTGTCGTTTACCGCCTTGACTTCGGTTTTTAGCTCTTTTACGTCTTTGATTACGCCTTTGAGCTTATCGCGCAAATTGACGTTATCAAAGGTGTACTCTTTGTTTAGATAGTCCTCGATTATTTTTTCAAGCTCGGTTAGATGATCCCATACGTTTACATCTCCGCCGCTACCGCCACCCGTACCGCCGCTATTGTTATTTCCCCCATTATTGCCGCCGTTGCCGCCCGTATTTGGACGCACCGCCCAATAATCAGGCACCAAATTAGCCCTCATATCCGCTCCTTTTACTAATTTCGCTTTGCCGCGCATTACGCAGTATTTGTCGTTTTTTTTGTTTCTTATCCATACGCTATACGCGTGCCAAACTCCGCCGTAGCCGTATATGTCGCTGATGTCATTTTTGAAAAACCCGCTAGGGGCGTTTTGCCATATTTCGCTACCGCACCGCACCAATATCTCGTTTCCTCTGATCGCGCCTACGCCCGTTACGTAAAAGCCGACGTCGTTTTCGGTATTCGTAAAAGCGACGAATACGTCGTCGTACTCGGGGTTGAATCTTATCTCCTCGCCGTTTTCGCCCGTGTATGCCGCTTGCAGGGTAAAAGCGCTATCTATGATAAAGGTTTTGTCGTAGTATAAGTTCATACTACACCGCCAAAGCCCTATTTCTCCACCCGTTGGCGTAAACCCTAAATTTCGGATTTTTTTCAATCAGACCGTTGTAGTATTCAAGCTCGGCGCGGTCAAATTGCTTGTCAAATCGCTCCTCGTCGTATCGGTTTATCGCCGCTACCGTTTGATCGCCGACAATCCCGTCGTTTACCACGCCTACCAACTGCTGCGCGACTCTTACGGCGGGTTTTATGCCGACGTTCACGGCAAAAATAAACATCTCATTTGCCTTTAGCTGGCTCGCGACTTCGTCGAGCCTCATGCGATCCCAATACGCCTCTTTGTAAAATGCTCGCACCTGCGCGCGCAAATTCTCGCTAGCGTATAACGCACGCGATATTTTCAGGGTATTTCCGCCAAGAGCCACCGCGCCTAGTATCTCGTCCCAGCCTGCCCAGTGCGGGTGCGCCGTTTGGTAAATACCCATAAACGTCCAACCCTTTTCTGTTGGGTTTTTATCTAGCGCGTTCTCGGGACGAGAAAACTCTAGCCTCATCAAAATTTGAAATGCCTCGTTAAAATTTGCCATTTTCTATCCTTTATTTTTACTTCGCGGCGGAAGTAATTCCGCCTTGCACCGCCTGCAATATCTCGCTATTTGTCATCTTCCCGCTCCTCGTGCCTAAAACTTCCACCGTAGTCCCCGTAGTCGTAGCTATTGCCGTTTAGCCCTTCTATCTTTTTTTCTACGGCTTTATCTATCATCGCGGTAGCCCACTCCGCGCCTCTCCACGCGAAAAATCCGCCCACTGCTAGCGAGAATTTGGGTGCCTGCGTAAAATAAAACGTTGTTTCATACGCTAGCCAACATACAAACATCGAGCTAGCAGTACCTACTAGCGCATTTATGAGCCTTTGCGCGCCCTTTTTCTTGCTATTTGCTAAGTTTAGCAGCCCGCCTACTAGCCCAACCAAAACGACCCAAAAATAAAGCCCTATCTCCTCTATTACATTATCCATCCTTGCCCTCTTACATCGTGACTAGCCACATAAGCAAGATCGACAAGATGATCTCGATAATAGCCTTTTTACTTAGCCAAAATTTTTTAGCTTTAATTACCAGCTCGCTCATCTACGCACCCCTTTAAAAGTTCCTCGCAGGTTTTGAAATACTCCATTAGCTCGCGTGCGCTTTGAGGGTCGTTTGCCTCGAATTTTGGCTTTTCCGGCATTTTCGCAAGGCATGCAACGGGCGTTCTCACTTCTTGATAGACTGTTTTTGTGATGATTTGCGGCTCTCTTGCGCACCCGCCGAAAAATAGCGCACAAATAGCTATCGGGGCAACTGTTCGGAAATACCGAACTGTTCTATTTCCCGGCTTCATTTATCAGCTCCTCGTAGTATCTTAGTTTTCTCTCGCACTCTGCGTCTTTGATCGGCACTTCTATTTTTTTAAATTTCGTTACTACGCGCTCCTGCGTCGCCACTACGTCGGGTGGCTTTACGGACAGCGCCTTGATTTTCTCGTTTTGAAAATCTATGCGCGTATTACATTCGCTTAAATTTGCTGCGTAAATTTGGCTTTCTGCCTCTTTGAGGGCTAGCTTCGCCTGCTCTTTTTCTAGCTTGTCTTTGGTGTCTTGCGTCTCGGCCTTTGCGCTACTTAGCGCGCCGTTAAGCCGCCAAATTTCAAGCCCGGCGCCGCCTAAAGCTATCACGATCACGACGCCGACGGATATTAGAAATTTCACGTTTAGAAACCACATTTTTATCCTTTTAACAAATTTATCGTTATGACTACGACCAAAATAACCGTCGCGATAACCGCAAATTTCATTGATGCGCTCATTGTTTTATCCTCTTTACTGGATTGATAGCCCAAACCGTTTGCAGGACTTTTTTGTCGTTCTCGTCCATATACGTATGCTTGTTATCCTCGCGCATCCCGCCTATGTCCATCAGCTTCCACCCTAGATAGATACGGCAGTACCATTTTGATTTGCCGTAGCGTATCTCTCGGTAATACCCGAAACGCTCGCGTCCGTCTTTCATCTTGCAAGTGACTAGGCACTCTGTGTTCTTTTGCCCTTTGTTGTATGTCGCAAATACATCGCCTTGAGTGCGCACCGTGTTTGCGTCTATGTCCTCAACCCGCACGCCCAAGTATTTCGCGCTAAACACGCCTATGCGGTTGCGATACAACCAACAAAGGCGCGCAAAGTACGTCCTATTTTTGCCGTTTGGGAAGTGTTCGTTTCTCCAGCCGTCGTCGCCGTTGATGCCGTAGTCTGGATCATCAAACCACGCCGCCCATCTTGGCAGATGATCGTCGCTCTCTTTTGCGAAAAGTAAAGCGATCGGCACGATGAAAAAGGCCAAAATCTCAAGCGGTATTTCTACCGCTACGTTTTTTGCTATTTGAAGTTTTTGTTTCGCCGTGAGTTTCATCGTCATACCTTTCTGATTTTGCTTGCGCCTACGCTAGATTTGAGATAGTTTTCGCTACCATAATTTATCTCCGCGCTAACCACTATTTGACTTAAGGACGTTAAGCCTTTAAAATTGTTCCCCACGCTAATTTTTACTAATTTTCTCATCGTTAAATAAGATACGTTTGGTAGGTTGCAAAAATTGCCTTGGTTGCGTATGGTGTGCAAACTCGGGAATGTAAAATCATTGACTACGCTATTGTTGTATGAAAAGCAGTTGGCTCCAATAGTTGTCAATGAAGGCGCGTCTATCTTTGTTAGCGCAGTCGTAGAAAAACTGCTATCCGCTTCTCTTAGCAGGGGGGCTTTCAAGGTTCTTATATCCCCGCTTAAGTTATTAAAACAGTTAGCTCCAAGCGTCTCCAACGCTTCTAAATTTAGCTCCGTCATATCTCTAGCAACCAAAATTAGAGAAAAATCATTAAAATTATTTTGTCCGATTTTCGTAAATTTGCTAAAATCAAGCTTGTTTTTGTGATAGTTCGGGGCTTCGCAAATGTTTTTATGCGTCTGCGTAAAGCCTGCGGGAACTTCCTTGCCCCACAAAACATAGTTTAGCCCGCCTTCTTTGACTATCTTTGTTACTTCTGGGTAGGGCGTCTCGCCCTTGCCCCCGAAAAAAAACGCTCCTTTTAACATTACACGGCCTTTTTAATAAATTGGACGATGATTTTATTGTCAAACGGGTTGATAAAATAAGACAAAAAGACGTAGCCTTTGCCATAAGTAGCATCGTCAGGATTAATGATTTGAAAATCGCTCGAAAGACTCGTAACCCCATTGCCGTGGATGTATATCAGTCCACTTTTCCCTCTATTCTGCTCTACCGCGATATTGGTAGCCGCGAGTTGCCCCGAGATATTTTGACCGACGAAATTTACGCCCTGCGTAAAATCTATCGTATTACCTGAAATATTTTGCGCTTTGGTGTATTTGCTTAGCGCGTTATCCAGTTGCCCGCGCGTGAGATAGTTTCCTAGCGAGCTAGACGTAACGTACGCGCCTAGTTGCGATTTGAGCGCAAACGTCGCTTTGTCGCTCTCGTATACGGTCGTAGCGAGCTTGTCGTATAGCTCGTCTTTCGTAGCTAGCGTCGCAGTTTTTGCCGCGATTAGCTCGTTTGCTTTCATTTCGTCTATTTTTGCGCCTAGCTCCTCTTTCGTGGCTAGCCCGCTCACGTCTACGCTGCCCGACGTCTCGCCCTTTTTGGCGTATGTTTCGTCTATTTTTTTGCTTGAATACGTCTTGCTTTCGCTCTGCTCGCTATCGTCGATAGGCGATGTCACGCTTTCTAGCTTTTCCTCTATTTGAGATTTTAGAGCCGTTAGCTCCTCGTATTTGCGCTCAAAGCTAGTTTTGACTTGCTCAAACTCCTCTGTTTTTCTTGTGAGCAGCGCGCTAAAAGCCTCTGTTTTGAGGTTGATTTCGTCTTTGGCGTTTTTGCCTGCGCGCTCTACATCAGTCACTATTGGGGCAAGATTGTTTTTTGCCTTATCGATCAGCTCTTTTGACTTCTCTACATCGTCGCTTAGCCCCTGCATTTTCTCCGCTAGATAGCGAAATTCGCGCAGCTCGTTTACGTCTATGCTTTTTACGGCAGCCTCTAGGTCTTTGATTTGGGATAGTAGAAATTTTAGCGCTTCTAGTTTTTCCGCGCCCATTTTTAGTTCGTATATGCTTGTCATTTTATTAGTCCGCTTTCTTTGATAGTTTTCGTCGTATTTGCAAAAAATTCGCCCGCCTCTTTGAAAAATGCAAGCAAATCAACCGTAGCCAAAACCCGCGCGCTCAAAATCGCAGGAAATAAATCTCTATTCATAGCCCGTATTCCTTTCCGTAGTTGGCGTTGTAGTCGGCGATGATTTCAAGGGCTAGAGTGCGGTAATACGTGTCTTGATTAAGCAAAAAAGCCACTTCGTTAATGACGGCGTACGTAAGCGTCTCGTCTATCATCAGATGTTCGTCGGGGTCGTTAAAATTCGGACGATCGGGGTAGGTCAAAAACGCGTTTTGGTCCACGTTTCGATATACCCGCTCGTTGCTCTCTATACTACGCAAAAGCTCATTTGGTATGCATTTGTTCGCCACGTATAGCATAGCCTCGAAAAACACGTCGCTTAACGTTTCGTCATCGGGGACTTTCTTGTCCCCGACGCACTTGAATTTCAAGATTTTTTTTGCATCTTGGCAGCGCATTTTTACGCCTTTAGCCCGACTCCGATCGCAAACGCGTCGGCATTTCTAACCTCTAGGCAGCCCTCTGTATAGTATCTCTTTTGTATAGCCGTTTTTGACGTAGTGACGTCTTTTAGCTCGGTCGGCACGAGTAGGCCGTTTTTCATATACTCAAAATCGCCCGCGATAAGCACGTCGCCTAGCCCGAATTTCGGGGATAGGAAGCGATGAAGCCTAAAATTGACCTTGCCAAAATCGGTATCAAGGCTCACTACGCTTGAATTCACGTGTTTTTCGTTGCCAAATTGACGAGTAGCAAATTTGTTGATCGCAGGTTTTAGCCCGGCGCCTACGAATACGTCTTTCGGAGTTGCGCCCACATCGTAGATGTTTTGCAAAAGAGTATGCAAAATTTCCTCAGTCAGTACCGTTTCGGTTCCGCTCCAGTTGTTTGTGCTATCAAAAGCCACGACATTTCCTCTTTTGCCTGCACTCCACGCGCCAGCACCTTTAGCGACATAGTAGAACATCCCCGCCATTTCGCCCGCCGTCGTATCGGTTCTTATCGTAGGCGCCATAAATACGGATTGCTTTGCGTTTGCGTGGCGACCAAGTCCAAATAGCGCATACTCCATATCCAGTTTATGCTCTTTGGCTCTTTTTGCGATCTCGCGCGGTAGCTCCTTGCCGCCGTATGTAGCGACTGCTTGCATACTTCTTGACACGCTGACTTCCGTCGTGAAAATTTGCGTTGCGTTTGACGTTTTTTGGACGGTACTTTTTCTCGTATCGTTAAAGTCGCTGATCTCTAGCTGCGCGTTCTTTTTCGGCGCGGCTAGCGTATCGGTTAGCCAGCTATGCTCTATACCTTTTACGTCAGACGTACCGATCATACTTAGTATCGGCGTTTCGTCCGCGCCTATTAAAATGATTTTGTCGTAGACTGAGGGTTTTAAACCTTGTCTAGACGTTGCAGGGGCTTGAAAGCCCGTACTTGTGATTGCCATAATCGCTCCTTTTTATATGGTTTAGAGCGATTATCGCGTAAGTCGCAGTGTCAAATCTACCTAGTTTTGGGGAAAATTAGAGAAAAATAGTGTCAAAATTTGCACAATTTGGGGAAAATAGAAAAAAATAGCCAAAAATTACCGCATTTTTTGGGAAATATGGGGTACCCCTTAAAAAAGGGGATTTGATTGTTAAATTTCGTTGCTTTGTATTATTTTATCTCAATATCGTCACATATCAAGCTAATATCCGCTCCGCTTGCTTCTCTTAACGTTTTTAGAGTATGTTTAATGTTTCTCATCGCCTCTATGTTTAGCGTTTGAGGTAGCCACTCCGCACCGCAGTTAGGGCACTCATTGAGAAAAACCTTGTGCGTTTCAAACACAAACGATATGGATGTCTGACAATACATACAAACAAATTCTATGCCTTTTATATTTTTTACGTTTTGTTTCATTGCGTTGTTCTCCTTTTTGATTTTTTATTTTATCTTTTTTTTACCTTTTTTGCCCGCATCTAGCTATTCTAAACCTTTAAATTTATGGTATAATGATCTAATCTTTTAAAGGCGCAAAAGAATTAGCGTCCGGCTCATAACCGCGAAGTAGCGTTTGAGCGTCTTTAAAAGCCTCACTATTTTTTAGGCTCCCTTTTTCAAAATACATGGTTTTAAAAGCAAGCTCATTTGCCTTTTTTCTTATACTTTCTACAACTACATAATAATGCTCACTTAATTGTTTCCCGCTTATTAATACGTCTTGTTTTATGTTATCTTTTGTAATCGCTTGTACATCTGCTTCGTCGGCGTATTGCGCCCACTTTGCTATATCATCGTAGGCTACTGGTTTTTGCCCACTCTTTTTTACCAAGTCGCTATCCTTGCCGTGCCTATTTATCGTGTGTCTTACGGCATCGCTTGATATTGTTCTCTTTACATTGGCATATCTAAAACCAAGTTTTTGCGCGATCTTTGGACTTAAAACGTCTATTGCGACGTTTTGTCTATTATTGGTTAGGTACTCTACTATCTCCGCGTTTAGATTCTCTCTGCCGATAGGCGTCATATCTCGCCCCTTTTGCGCGCTAGCTTCTATCGCCTTTTTGGTTTGTTCGTTTTTTATTGCCTGAGCGTATCTACCTTTTGCCGCCTCTATTATCTCTACTTTGGTTTTCGTGCTTAGGTCTTTATTCGTTACGGTCTTTTGTAGTAGTTTGCCTAGCTCGTCTTGCTTTAGTTTATTTACGAAACTTGATATTTTTTCTTTACTAGCGTTTCCCTCTGCTATTTTTACTATCTGATCGTATAGTTTAGGATTTGTCTTTTTTAGGGTAGCTGCCGTTACCTTTGAGCCAAAAAGCCCGTATATAAAACCTTTAGCAAATTTCTCCGCGT